TTATATGATATCAAAATAGGAATAGGTAGAATTTAAGTAGGACATAGAGGTGCGAATTGTTGATATAATTCCATTGCTATGTCCACTTTTTAGATTTCGTTCAAGAAGCTCTTTGATTGAACTTGCAACGCCAGTTTCTGATGGTAATCCCCAATAATTGCCACCTGAAAGATTTAGAACTCGAAGTACAGCGGTAGATGTGTTTTTATATGTTAATCTTCCATTTTTTTTAATTTGATTGGACGGAACAGTAACAAATGAATATGTGAATCTTTTGGCATCGTGGATAGAGTAACCGTTAGTTCCAACTGATATTCCATTTCTAAAGGTATTTGCAGAATATACCGCATCCCATAGCATTGGTATTTGAGCGTTATCATTCCAGTTTGTCTTACATTGAATAATATGTATTTCAATGTCATCAAAGTCTCTTGCAACAAGAGCATCCAATATAGGTAAAAAATTATAATTTTTTCCTTTACTGATATCTACAGAATTACCATGAATGTCTTTTATTAAAATTTGTTCTTTATCAATTGTGTATTCGGCTTTATCTGGAAAGGTTATTGCAATCAAATCAGACTCTGTGTTTGAGCGGAAATTCCCATAATTCACTGTAATGGCATCTTTTATTGGACTAGGTATTAGGTCTTTATTATGTTTTAGAACGAAAGTACGCCTATCGATTAGACAGATGTTGAGATACCAGCACACTAAGGCTTCCCAGTTTGCTCCACCACCTGATACTTCGCTTTGTGAACGTCCTGCTTGGCCAGTAGTTCTAAAGATATCCCTTAAATTATCACCAATAGAATAAATCAAATGTTCTGTCGGTGGTGCAGAATTAAATATATCTGTTTGAATTTTATTTTTCCATGTTGGCCAGACGGTTGAAAAACCATTTGTCTCAAATAATTTTTTAATTGAAAGCTCTCGTGCGTATTCGATAATGTTTTGGTTCATTTTTTTCTTCCTCTTTTCCTTAATATTTGTTACCTCTTCATCATCATATCAAAATGCTGACCTTGTCCCATATGTCGGAAGATATTTTCAAAAATTCTGCGACAGCTATCGGTATCAACACTAGCATGAATGAAGTTTAAACCATCTGATATACGGTCATTACTTGTACATAAATATTGGAGTAATGATGCTGCCATATGTAAATCTGAGCAGTCCTCAGTACCATCTGGTAGTATGGTGATAAAATCATCCCTATGATTCTTTAAAATTATATCTTTTATGTCAATTCCGCTATATCCGCATAATTGTAAGAAGTAGTAATCTAAAATTTGTCTGATTACATTAACCAGTGTATTAGGAGATGAAACTTCTTTATAGGTATCCCAAAGAGCAGCATATGAATTTTGAATAGGGTTTCTGTTCTCTTTAATTGAAGGGGTTTCACGATTAGACTGAGTGCAAAGTATCACATCAGAGTTATTATCGAGCTTTACTATTTCAAAGAAAGATACAAACCTGTAATGTTGTGCCTGATTATAAGTGACTTCCTGATGAAAGAACGCATTATGCGTTAAGATAAATATCTGTTTGATATAATCTTTTGGATGTTCCTTTGTAATGTAATCAGGATTACAAATGGCAATCATATCACGAACCAATGCGCCAACTACAAAAAGAGTAGAGCTGTCCATACTGGAAACAGGATCATCGATAACTACTATTTTATCCTTGACATCAGAATCAGCTTCTAAGCTACCAAGAACCAATTGATGGAAATATAGAAAGGCGATGAAATTCCTTTCTCCTTCGCTTAAGTTCTCTGCGACTTTTCCTGTCCCGGTTCTTATTACTTCATAGACATTCGGGATATCTTCTTTTTCACGAATGAAAAATCCCTGAAATCCTGTATCTGTAAGTAAAGTATTGATACCTTCAACAGCAGCTGAAGTGTTGACGATTTGCTTGCGTAAATCAGATAAATGCCTGCGGAGAGATTTAATTTTATCATCAGCTTTACTTTTTTCTAGTGTAAGAGTATCAATTTCTTTTTGTAAGGCACTACGGCTATTTCGATACTTTTGAATTTCATCGGACAGTATAAATGCGAGATGTTTAATAACATCAGATTTACACTGCGGTTGCATTTTTGATTTGTCATTTACAACTTCATTATTTTTTTGAATCTTGCTATTCATAGTCAAAATCATGTTGTTTAATTCGGTTATAATTTCAGTCAAATCCTCAAGCTCAATAATTGAGTCTAATTGGCTAAATTTTTCATCAAAACGTCTAGTATTTAATTCCACGTTTGTTTTGAAAACATCTAAGAGCTTTGAATATGCAGTTAGCTCTGTTTTAATTTTAGGGTACGCATTTTGCAGGTTAGTCTTCAATGTGTTCTCAATTTTATTTATTGCACTGATATAGCTATTTTTAAATGATTTTAGAGTAGCTAAATCTGACTCATACTCTTTGTCAAAGCAATAAGCAATTTCTTCTTCAAAATTTTCTGGGAGTTCTCTTTGGCAATATGGGCATATACCATCTGTATGAAAATCTTCATGACCTTGACGTACCCAATCAGTTGCATTGATTGCCTTCATAAATGTTGAAAAAGGACTATCACTACTACTCATTATCTTTTTAGTTAGAATTGTCGAATTAGGTATTGTTGTTATATCAACGGTATATAATTCGGGGTATGTAGTAGCATCCTTACTAAAGGCGGCCTCACAAATGGAAATCAAAGATGCTTCATCATACATTTTAGGGGTTGCTTCAGATAACAAGGCTTTAGAAAGACCATCTTTAGTCTTTTTACCAACTAATGCAGCATCAACGGATTTTCTAAAATCTTTAGTATTTTCCCAGCATATAGTTTGAAAAGCATCATATTGTTTGTTCAATAGAGTTTCTTTTTCAGCAAGATTTAACGATGCTTCTGCAAAGGTTTTCTGTGCTGTTCCAAGTTCTGCAGTTGCATCTTCTATTTCTTTTTGAGTCTGAGCGTTTTGCTCGCTTATAGTAAATACTCCGGGCATACCACCATAACTTGCAATATTGTTTTTAATGAATTCTTCGTTATATACAAGCATAAGGTAGTCATCTGCAGTACAACCAATATCCCATGTAAGATCAATTTTATCTTTTAGAACTTTGGCAACGGTAGATTTTCCGCATCCGTTGTTACCAAATAAAAAATTGATATAGGATGGAGCAAATGTTTTATTATGAAATGTAGCTTGATTAAGCGATACTTCCGTTATCGCTGATGTTAGTTTATTAGTCATAGGCGTACCTCATTAAAAATTATTCTTTGATGCGACCCTCTCGCACCCATTTATCAACCTCTGAAATTTTAAATTTATACATTTTTCCTGCTTTATAAAAGGGAAGTTTTCCATCTTTTATCCATAGTCTCACCGTATCTTTACTAACGCTTAGATGGTCTGCAATATTTTCGAGATTTACCCATTTTTCTGCTTCTTGATTTAATTCTGCCATGATATCCTCCGTTTGCTATATAGACGGGATTAAAAGGCTAATTCCTTTTAATTTAAGTTCTTCAACAATATTTACATTTTTAATTGACCAGTGTGTTCTATCAAATTCGTTAACTTTCTCATTACCTTGTAAATCCAATTCAGTAATCATATGGTTGAGTGTTTCTTGTGGGATTGGACACATAGGTAATGATTGGAAGTAGATTTTTAAATCTCCATTATGCATTTGCTGTATCTTGGTTATAAATCCGTACTGTGCAAGTTGCGGACCAGTATGAGGTGCTTCGGGTGGGCTATAACGATAATTCTCTGTGGCAAATATACAAGGATATGACATTATTTCAGCCTTTGCTTCTTCTGAAAATGTAGCAAGTCGATTATGTATATTCTGGGCAGTTCCTTCATTAACAGTCAAAGCCCTTTTAACATCAACAATAAAGTATGGCTTATCATATTGCTCCCCTAAAATAACAAACAGATTGAAAAATTCTGTGTTAATTGTTTTTTTGATATAGTTTTGCGTATAACCACTACCACTATTATTTGTAGGAAGCATTATATTTACAGTTGTACTTGTTACATTCTGGGCAAGACCTATGTTAGTTCCTTCTCCAGTTTGTTCAAACTTATAGGTGTTGTTATTTTTTGTTGGAAGGCTAGATTCTTGTTTTGCGATATCTAAATCATTTGTCATTCAGCATCAACCACCTTTCCATTTTTTATAATTACGTTAGTAACTTGCCCTATGTTTACGCCACTACCAGATTGATTGAAAATAAACTGATTGTTAATTGTAGGTTGTTTATTTTCTTGGTGTTGTGATGTTTCATTTGTATCAACAGAATCCAAAATTTCTATTTCAGGTTCTTCGAAAAAATCTTTATTGACTTCATCACTGATTTCACGCTCAACACTCTCATTTTGTTCAATGAGAGTGCTTATTTTTATATCTAGATGATAGGTACTGCCAATTGAACTAGTAAAAATGTGAGCCTCACCTTTTTCAAGAGGTTCTTCATGCCAAGACTTAATCGTTGAAGCTCCAATTTTATTATCCTTGCGACTTGTTAAAATGAAATGCCAAACGCCAAGAATAAGTGAATAAAGATTTATGTCTAGCGTAGATATTAAATCTTTTTTAATTATTCCTGTTCCGTTAGGTAGAGCATAAAAGATATCGTCTTGATTAATAGAGTAATCGTTTATTATAAGATTAAGAATCCCATAAACAAGCTCATCTATTTTAGGCGCCTTATCGATGGTAAGAAAGTAATCAAGTAGCTCCTTCATTCTAACTAAAAGAGTGTAATAGTCTTCTTTAATTTGTCTATCAAATGCAGTAATTAGTGCATTGTCATCAAATGGCAAACAATCAGCTTTGGAAATTTCACATTTTTTGTAACGTGATGTGTTGGTTTCCAAGGAGGAGCCAGATGGTTCGTAGTAACTGGAATCAAATATCGTAATTAAACCCTTCAGAAATTCAGGGTTTGTAATACCGTTAGCACTGTATTTTCGTATATCTTTTTTAGCTTTAGTTCTTTTGGCACGAAGCAGAAGAACAAAAAATGTTCCGCCACATAGACGGGGATAGCTATTTTTCATGTTAATTTGCCTCCTGCAAACTCTTTTTTGAAAATATAAACCTCGTAAACCATATAAACCTTATCAAGCATTCTGCTTAAACCTTATAAACTTCAAGGTAACCCTAGAGAGATTTCTCTAGGGATTTTTTGTAATTATGATTTTTATAGTTACGAGCAATTCATATTAAATCATATCAATATGATTATACCAAAAAGCCTAATTGCTCACAAGACCGTAAAAATTGTAGTGATGAATTCATAGAGTCAGATCTCTCTGCAAATACAGAAAGGCAGGGATATCTAATGAGAATTCGTAAAACGAAACAAGCAGAACGTGGAGTATACAAATACTCATATCAAGTTAGAACGGAAAGTGGTGGGTACACAACAGAAATGGTAGTACTTAGACCAGGAGAAGATGGTGTAACTGAGATGGACATTAAAAGACTTCATGCACTGGATGATAGTGTGGTTTATTACAATTGTAAGAATCTTAGACCGGAAAGAAGTGCTGAAGAAAAAGAAAGAATTAAGGCATTCGAAAAAGAGTATGTTCAAAAATTCAAACTTCAACATGGTTATGAACCAAATAAGGACGCTATCAAAGATGCTGTCAGCGAGGCTTTTCCATCAAATTATAATCTATCTTTAGATTTTGCTTTTGAAAATGAGATTGATGAAGACAAGTCCAGCGTTATTGCAGCAACAGCAGTTCCATTTGATGACAAGTTTGAATGGTCAGAGGAGATGGAAGATATAAGGGAACTTCTATCAGATAAACAGCGGGAGGTTCTTGACCTTAAGTTTATTGACGGATACACACAAAAGGAAATTGCAGATATGCTTGGCGTTACCAAGATGGCAATAACAAAGAGACTGGCATCTGCGTATGATGTAATCAGAAAAAACATGAAAAGATAAAAAATTTTTTAGGCAGGGTTTACTACCTTGCCTTTTTCTTTGCCTGTGATTTGTAAGGGAGAATACGAGCCCTACAGAAAGGAGGCAAAGTTATGAAACACAAAGTCGTAATTAATGTAACAAATGAAGATGGAAAAAAGACACCTGTGCTTAAAGGTGCAATCAGAAAACTTCCATCAAAAATTATTAAGTGGCTGTTTGGAGATTATACACAGGTCTATCTTCTTAAGCCCGGAGAAACCGTTGAATCTGTAGATGTCAAAGAAGTATTAAAAGGAGAAATGTAATCATGAAAAAAGAAGTAATTAAAAACATCATCACAGACTTAGAATCGCTCGTGAAAAATCTAAAGGAGCTAATAAAAGATGAAAAGGAAGAAAAAGTACCGAAGTCAAAAGAGGTAAAACTGGAAGACTTAAGGGCTGTGCTTGCTACCTTAAGTCAGCATGGGAAAACTGCAGAGGTTAAAGAGCTGATTGTTAAGTTTGGCGGAACGAAGTTATCTGATGTACCAAAGGAAAACTACAGTCAGCTATTAAAAGAAGCGGAGGAAATCAAAATTGACTAAACAGAAGGTGAATTGTACCAAAGGTGCAAGAGAGACTGGCCTGGGCCATGCAATTTTATCTCCATCAAGCTCCCATAGGTGGCTTAACTGTACACCAAGTGCTGTGCTTGAGATGGAGTTTGAAAATACCAGTTCATCTGCAGCAGAAGAAGGAACAGCGGCACACGCTTTTTGTGAGCACAAACTAAAAAAGGCATTAAAGATGCGAAGTAAACGACCTGTATCCGATTATGATTCCGACGAAATGCAGGAATGTACTGATGCCTATGTGGATTTTGTTTTGGAGCAGTTAGAAATAGCCAAGCAGAAATGTAAGGATCCGGCTATTTTGATTGAACAAAAAGTGGATTTTTCAGAGTATGTCCCAGATGGATTCGGAACGGCAGACTGCTTGATCGTTTCAGATGATACGCTTTCCATTATTGACTTTAAGTATGGACAGGGAGTTCTTGTGGATGCCTATGATAATTCACAGATGAAATGCTATGCACTTGGAGCATTGGCAATTTATGAGAGTCTATATGACATAAAGGAAGTCAGTATGTCAATCTTTCAGCCTAGAAGAGAAAATGTGTCTACTTGGATAATTGCTACAGAAGAACTGAAGAAGTGGGCAGAGGAAGTTCTAAAGCCTAAAGCAGAGCTTGCTATTAAAGGCGAGGGAGAATATTGCTCAGGTGATTGGTGCAAATTTTGTAAGGCTGCAGTTAGGTGTAGAGCAAGAGCTGAAGAAAAGCTGAAACTTGCAAAGGATGAGTTTAAACTACCCCCACTATTAACAGATGCTGAAGTAGAAGAAATCCTAGTGGTTATTCCCGATTTAACTTCATGGGCAAATAGCATCTTAGCATATGCAACAGATATGGCAGTTAATTACGGTAAAGAGTGGGAAGGCTTTAAGGTAGTAGAGGGTAGGTCTGTAAGAAAGTATAAGGATGAAAATGCAGTAATAGAAAAGGCGAAAGAAAATGGCTATTCCGATATCTTTAAAACCAGTCTTATTACCCTCACTGAAATGCAAAAACTAATGGGAAAGAAGAAATTTGAGGATATTCTAGGTGACCTCATTATCAAACCGCCTGGAAAGTTGACGCTTGTACCAAACTCAGATAAGCGTCAGAAAGTAAATGTATCAAATGTAAAAAACGAATTTAATGAAATAACGGAGGAAAATTAAAATGGCAAATATTAGTAGAACAAAGGTAATCACAGGAAAAGACACAAGACTTTCATATTTTAATGGCTGGGAGCCAAAGTCAATTAATGGAGGACCTGAGAAGTATAGTGTATCTCTTCTTATTCCAAAGGATGATAAAGAAACAATTACGGCAATTGAAAAGGCAATTGATGTTGCAATCGAAGAAGGAATCGGGAAGTTTGGTGGAAAGAAACCAAACAAGGCTGCAATTAAACTTCCTCTTCGTGATGGAGATATTGAGCGTGATGATGAGGCATATAAAGGCCATTATTTCATCAACGCAAATAGCGTGACAGCACCTCAAATTGTAGATAAAGCTGTAAAACCTATCCTTGATAGAAGTGAAGTATATTCAGGTTGTTATGCTCGTGTATCCATAAGCTTTTATGCCTTTAACTCAAATGGTAATAAGGGAATTGCCTGCGGTCTTGGAAATATTCAAAAGATTAGAGATGGTGAGCCACTTGGTGGAAGAAGTAATGCTGCTGATGATTTTACAAGCCTAGAAGATGATGACTTCTTGGCATAGGAGGTCATTATGACATTAATTGATTGGTTTATCGCTATTTTCATCGGTACATGGCTTTTAGATTTTGTAGCAAAAACACTGGTAAGTCTTTATCTAGACATCAGAGAAAAGATAAATGGAAAGTAGTAAGGTGGGTGGCACTAATCTGCCACCCTTATTTTTAGTGGAGGTGATGAAGATGGAAACTATCAGTATAGACATTGAAACCTATAGTAGTGTCAATTTGCAAAAAGCTGGTGTATATAAATATGCTGAATCCGATGATTTTGAAATACTCTTATTTGCTTACAGTGTTGATGGTAGTGATGTTAAAGTCATAGATTTAGCAAAAGGAGAGGAAATCCCTGCTGAAATATTGGACGCACTCACTGATGAGAAAATAAGTAAATGGGCATTTAATGCACAGTTTGAGAGAGTTTGTTTATCAAGGTATTTAAGGGATAAAGGCACCAGTCTAGATCCTTTCTATGATAATCATGAACTGAGTACATCAATGGCTATGTTTTTAAATCCGACTTCTTGGAAATGCACTATGATTTGGTCAGCAACACTGGGATTGCCACTATCTCTTGAAGGAGTGGGTGCTGTGCTAGGACTTGATAAGCAGAAATTAAGCGAAGGTAAAAACCTAATCAAGTATTTTTGTGTCCCCTGCACTCCGACAAAAACTAACGGAGGAAGAACAAGGAATCTGTACTTTCATGATGAAGAAAAATGGGAACAATTCAAAGCATATAACAAGCGTGATGTGGAAGTAGAAATAGGTATTCAAACAAAACTATCAAAGTTTCCTGTTTCAGAAGATATATGGGATGAGTTTTATTTAGACCAGGAAATCAACGATAGAGGCATTGCTATTGATCCTGTACTTGTTGAATCAGCGATAGAAATCGATAGTAATGTTAGAGAAAACATTATGAAAAAACTTGTAGATATTACCGGACTTGAAAATCCTAATTCCGTTCTGCAGATGAGAACTTGGCTATCGGAGCATGGACTTGAAATGGAGTCTTTAGGCAAAAAGGAAGTAGCAAAAGAAATAAAGACTGCATCAAAAGAATTAGTAGAAGTCCTTACTTTAAGACAACAGTTATCAAAGTCTTCTGTTAAGAAGTATACAGCAATGAAAAATGCTGCCTGTACAGACAATAGGGAAAGAGGCATGTTTCGTTATTATGGTGCAAATAGAACTGGAAGATTTGCAGGAAGACTTGTTCAGTTACAAAACCTACCACAAAACCATCTGCCAGATTTAGCTGATGCTAGATCACTTGTAAAATCAGGAAATGTAGATGCACTTGAAATTTTATATGAAGATATCCCAGATACCTTATCTCAACTGATTAGAACAGCCTTTGTATCACAGAACAATAACAAATTTATTGTAGCTGACTTTTCAGCCATTGAAGCGAGAGTCCTTGCATGGCTTGCAGGAGAAAAATGGAGAATGAAGGTCTTTGAAGAAGGTAAAGATATCTACTGTTCATCGGCTAGTCAGATGTTTGGCGTTCCTGTTGAAAAGCATGGGGTAAATAGCCACCTTAGACAAAAAGGAAAAATCGCAGAACTAGCACTTGGCTATGGTGGTTCGGTAGGTGCCTTAAAAGCTATGGGAGCACTTGATATGGGACTTACAGAAGATGAACTTCAGCCACTGGTTGATGCATGGAGAAACTCTAATCCTATGATTACCAGTCTTTGGTGGAATGTGGATAGAGCAGTCAAAACCTGTATAAAGCAAAGAATAAATACTAAAACTCATGGCATAAAATTCTCATGGAAAAGTGGATTTTTATTTATAGAACTTCCTTCAGGAAGAAAGCTTGCCTATGTAAAACCTAGAATTGGCGAGAATAAATTCGGTGGAGAGTCAGTTACTTATGAAGGTGTTGGGAATGCTAAAAAGTGGGAAAGGCTGGAAAGTTATGGTCCTAAATTTGTAGAAAATATTATTCAAGGAACAGCGAGAGATATTTTGATTTTTGCTATGAAGACATTAAAAAACTGCCAGATAGTAGCACATGTCCATGATGAAATAATAATAGAGGCAGATAAAAGAATGAGCCTTGATGCAGTATGTGAGCAAATGGGAAGAACACCACCTTGGGCGAAGGGATTACTTCTTCGTGCCGATGGTTACGAATGCGAATTTTATAAAAAAGATTAGAAAAATTTTGAGCGGGGTTTACTATCCGCTCTTTTTCTTTGCCTGTGATTTAGAAGGTAATAGTGCCTTCAAAAAAATTACAGGAGGTCAAATAGATGACTATTGAAGAAAAAATCACCTACTTGGAAACAATGGATAAGGTAAGAGACCAGCAAATAAAAGAGCTCCAAGTGGCAGTAGAAGAATTAAGCGGATGTGTGAATGGAGGTGTTAATCATGAAAGCAATGATTCCAATGAATGATTATGGCATTATGGCTGACAAGCACAACACCGCCAGAGTAGACAGCAGATTTGTTGCACAGTTCTTTGAGAAGAATCATAAAGAAGTGCTAAGGGATATCAGAAAAGTAGTATCAACTGACTCTGGCTTAAGTGAAGAATTCACTGAGCTCAATTTTGCGCTCAGTGAATATAGAGATACTACTGGAAGAAAACTACCATGCTATCTGTTAACAAGAGACGGTTTTACCATTTTGGCAATGGGCTATACCGGACCAAAGGCTATGAAGTTTAAAGAACTATATATCAAAAAGTTTAATGAGATGGAAGATTTCATAACAACGCTTATTTCAGCAAGAGAGATGTTTCCTATCTTAACTGAAAATATTACTTTAATTCATGACCATCCAAAGGCTTACCACTACAGTAACGAATGCGACATGATAAATCGACTTGTTCTTGGGATGTCAGCAAAACAGTTCAGGGAATTGTATGGGCTAGATAAAGGACAAAGTATTCGTCCTTATCTAAACTCTGGTCAAATGTATCTAATAGATAGATTGCAAAAAATTGATGCAGGGTTACTTATTTCAACACCGGACTATCAATCAAGAAAAAGACAACTCGAATGGTATTTAGGAAAGATTGGAAGGGAGGCAGATTATGAGTAAGACATACAAGAAGCACCTTGAAAATCCAAACTTCAGACCACTTGCATATATCTGCTCTCCATATAGTGGTGATAAAGAGTTAAACATCAAGAAAGCCATTCACTATGCAGAACTTGCCTATAAGAATGGTGCAATTCCTGTAACTCCACATCTCTTGTTCCCTTTTATGGATGATAGAGAGTTAGAACAAAGAAAGGATGCACTTTTTATGGATATCATACTTCTAGGTAAATGCCAGGAAGTATGGGTGTTTGGTAGTGAAATTACCGAAGGCATGAAGAGAGAAATTGAAATCGCTGAAAAAAGAAAACAGGTTATTAAGTATTTTACAAGTGAGGGTTTGGAGGTTAAGACAAATGCTAAATTTTAAAATTCATACTGCTACTTGTATTGGAAATAGTAGCAATTGTATATATCCAAATGAGGTCTTGGTATCTGATAGGGATAGCTTTATAAAAGCTATCTCTTTTGACCATGTTTGCGGAAGTTTTAATGGTAGTTACAGAAGTAAAGATAACTTCATAAAGTCAGACTGTATACCGATGGATTGTGATAATGACCATTCTGATGACCCAGATGATTGGGTGACACCTTTTGATGTTGCATTAGCCTTTCCAGGAGTATGCTTTTTTGCATCGTATAGTAGAAACCATATGAAAGACAAAGCAGGTAAATCTGCAAGACCGAGGTTTCATGTCTATTTTCCAATTGAAGAAATAAAGGATGCTGATGAATACGCTGATTATAAAGTGCAAATTCAAGCTAAATTTCCATACTTTGATGATAATGCCTTAGATGCCGCAAGGTTTATTTATGGAACATCAAATCCGGAAGTAGAACTTTATGAAGGGGATTTAACAGTTACTGACTATTTAGGAAGAAGAAAATTTGAAGATCTACCTATATTAGGTAGCCAAATACAAGAAGGAAGCCGTAATTCTACATTAAGCCATTTTGCAGGAATTATCTTAAAACGATACGGGAAAAGCGAAAAGGCAAAAAAAGCATTTTTAGAGGAATCTGAAAAGTGTAACCCTCCTTTGGATAGGGAAGAACTTTCACTCATTTGGAAGAGTGCAATCAGCTTTTATGAAAATATATCTAAACAAAAAGGATATATACCTCCAGACGAATATAAAAAAGTTTCTTGGGAGAAGCCATTACCGTTTACGGGAGAAAAGATGCCAGATTTTCCTATTGAAGCCCTTCCTAAGGCTTTACGAAACTATGCAATTGCTGTAGGAAAATCAACACAGACTCCTGTGGATATGGCAGCAGTTGGAGTTCTTGCTACTGTATCAGCTTGTATGAAAAATTTATATAAAGTTGAGGGAAAAGCGGATTGGCATGAACCAACTAATATTTACAGCGTAATTATAGCAGAGCCTTCGGAAAGAAAGTCTGCAGTTATTTCGCTTGTCATAAAACCTGTGGATGAATATATCAAAAAATATAACCAAATTCATAAAGTGGAGTTTGAAATGTCTAAAGTCATCAAACAGAGACTAGAAAACAAGAAAAACAGTCTTCTGAGCCAAAGTAAGAAAAAGGGAGAGGACAAAACTGCTAGTGAATTTAATGATGAAATCAGAAGTGTGGTAGAAGAACTTGTAAATTTTACAGAAAGTAAGCCTTTAAAGGTTTATGTGGATGATACGACTACTGAAAAACTCACAGAAAGTTTGGCAGAAAATAATAATGCTATTTCTATTATTTCATCCGAAGGTGGAATTTTTGATGTCATATCAGGCACTTATTCCAGCAAGGTAAATATTGATGTTTTCCTTAAAGCCTACTCCGGAGAAAACATATCCGTAGATAGAATTATGAGAAATTCTATTTATGTTGAAAATGCGTGTCTTAGCATTCTTTTGTCTGTTCAACCTGTAGTGATTGGTGAGCTAATGAGAAATAAGAAGTTTCGTCATAGAGGGCTAACCGCAAGATTTCTATACACTACACCACAATCTTTTGTTGGAAAAAGGACCTTAGAATCAGAATGCATTTCCAAAGATGTATATAGGGAATATAAGGAGTTAATCGATAATATTCTGATGGAAGAAAAGACGGGAAATACACAAATTATAAAGCTGAGTGAAAAGGCAAAGGAACTCTTAAAAGAGTATTTTGACTGGGTGGAACAAAAGCTTGTAGGTGAATTTACTATGTACAGCGATTGGCTCGGAAAACTAGTGGGAAATACGCTTCGCATTGCAGGGATACTTGCAAGAAGTAGTGTGATAAAAAAAGATGTGGGAGATGCTCTTTTAGAAGAAGATTCACCGATTGTAATTGATGAAGAAGTTTTTTCTAATGCTTGTAAAATTGGAAAATATTTTTTAGTCCATGCAGTTAATGCCTATGGAGATATGGGAGTTCGTTCAGACTTTAAGGCAGCTCTTATGGTTCTTGAAAAATTAAAAGAAAAAGAACTTGTAAACATTACAAGAAGGGAAGTCATGAGACTTTGCAGGTGGGTTGGAAGTGCAGAAGAGGCACAGAGCATACTGGACAATCTTGAAGACTATGGATATATCCGTCTTTCAGAAATAGATCCGGCAGAAAAAATGAGAAATGGAAGACCTAAGAATGTGGTGTATTCCATCAATCCGAGTGTTTTATCGGAGTAAAAGACTTTTTTGTCACACATATAAGGGTTTTGTCACGCTGTTCCCACGTCCCATACACAGTTCTATATGTAGCAATACTTTATATATAAATAAATTAATTTAAAAAAGCTATCTATATAGCGACAGCGTGACAAAATAGGACAAAACTATTTTTAACAATTTGATGAAAGGAATAGAAATACGATGATTACAAGAAATGAAAGAAAAATTGAAGTTTATGAAAATGCAGGAGCGTATATGAGACTCCTTAAGACAGTTGGGACAAAAGCGGTAGTTGCAATTAGTCCTATACTTCATGCCAAGGATACAGGTAGGTTATTAAACGCATTAAATACTATTGATGAAATCTGTTCAAAGGCTGATAGTAATATGTTTTCTGACTATCCTAATCTTGGAAATAAATATGTTGATGTGTTTTACGGCAATTTAGCTAGTGAGACAAGAAATGATATTGATGAAAAAATAAAGGCTATGGCAAAGGAGAGAGCAGATGAGCTGTTTAAGAGAAAGTGATATTGAAAAATGCTTAGTTCGTAAGGTGAAAGAAAAAGGTGGTTTTGCAATAAAATTTGTAAGTCCTAGTCTATCTGGTATTCCAGATCGTTTACTTCTTCTCCCGGAAGGGAAGTTTGCTTTTGTAGAACTTAAGACAAAAGGTAAAAAACCAAGACCTCTTCAGCTAAAAAGAATGGCTGATTTTAGGAAGTTAGGTTTTAAATGTTTTGTGATTGATGATAAAGAAATGATCGGTGGTGTGATTGATGAAATTAAAAAATTGCAGTAACTGTGGCACCAGATTTGAATATCAAGGCAGGCATGGTAATAGAAATAAAAATTTTTTCTGTTCATATAATTCATGCAGCAGGAAAGGAGAGAGATAGATTTGGGAGATTTGTTAAAGCAAAGTCAGATGCATAATTACCAAAACTTTGCAAGCAATCATATAGTAACTCATCCTGTTTCAGCGGTATTGCTTGAATGTGGCTTAGGAAAAACAATAATAACTCTTACAGCTATAAATGATTTAATGTATGACTATTTTGATGTGTGTAAAGTTTTAGTGATATGTCCACTTCGCATTGGATTGAATGTATGGAAACAAGAGTGCGAAAGATGGGAACACACTAAAAATCTTAGATGTTCTATTGCGATTGGAACAGAAGAAGAAAGAAAAAAAGCCTTATCCAATTCAGCTGATATTTATATTATTAACCGTGAAAATGTAGACTGGCTTATTACAAAAAGTGGATTCAAGTGGACATTTGATATGGTAGTCATTGATGAACTATCCTCTTTTAAAAGTTATCAGGCAAAAAGGTTTAAGTCACTTCTTAAAGTAAGACCAAAGGTAAAGAGAATCGTAGGACTTACAGGTACACCATCCAGTAATGGACTTATGGATTTGTGGGCAGAGTTTAGACTCCTAGATATGGGAGAAAGGCTTGGAAGATATATCACTCACTACAGACAGAACTTCTTTATACCAGACAAAAGAAATCAGCAGATGATATTTTCATATAAACCTAAAGATGGAGCAGAGAAAGAAATCTATCAGCTTATATCAGATATTACGATTTCCATGAAATCAAAAGATTTTCTGAAAATGCCAGAGTGTATCATGAACGAAGTGATAGTTACTTTATCGGAAAAGGAACAAAAACTATATGATTCCTTAAAAAAGGATATGGTGCTATCCATTGAAGATGAAGAAATCGATGCTATAAATGCTGCAGCGCTTTCAAATAAACTTCTCCAAATGGCAAGTGGAGCTGTCTATAACGATGATAAGGAAAGTATTCATATTCACGATAGAAAACTTGATGCACTTGAAGATTTAATTGAAGGTGCTAATGGTAAACCTGTTCTTGTAGCATACTGGTTTAAACATGATTTGGAAAGAATAAAGAAAAGATTTGATGTTAGAGAGATTAAGACCAGTAAGGATATAAGTGATTGGAATAATGGGAAAATTCCTATAGCTATCATTCATCCTGCAAGTGCTGGTCATGGACTTAACTTGCAATTAGGTGGATCAACACTTATATGGTTTTCACTTACTTGGAGTTTAGAACTTTATCAGCAAACCAATGCAAGGCTTTATAGACAAGGACAAAAAGACACAGTAGTTATTCATCACATTGTTTCTGAAGGTACTATTGACGAAGATGTGATGAAAGCACTAAAGGCAAAAGAGAAAATGCAAGATGCACTGATTGATTCAGTTAAAGCAAGATTAAAGTAACGAGGAAAAGAGGTTCTAGAGAGAACTTACCTCAAGTTGGAGGTAAGAATGGAAATAAAAGAATATTTAAAGCAAGCATATCTGCTTGATAAAAGAATACAGCATTACCTAGAAGATATAAAAAGACTTAGGTTAATGGCAACAAGTGTATCCTCTCCAAGATATGATATAGACAGAGTTCAAACTAGCAAAAATACTGAAGCACCTTTTGTGAAAAGTTTAAATAAAATAATGGACTTAGAGGCAAAGATAAATGAGAAACTTATATTGTTTATCAGGCTTAAAGAGCAAATTCTTGACATGATTTCAAAACTTGAAAGTGTGGATGAACAACTGCTACTTACCTATCGTTATTTAAACAATATGACATGGGATGAAATAGCAAAGGAACTTCATGCTTCAAGAGCTACAGTTTTAAGGTGGCATGGGAATGCACTAGTTAAGTTAAAAATGCCTGAAAATCCTATAGAGATAAAAAGTTGATACAAAATGAGACGCTTTGAGACTAAATAATACTGTTTGACTATCTTTTAATAGTTTTGCCTTTGTGGTATGCTATACTTAGCAAAAATTATAGGAATATAAGCCTTGAGAGAGAAATCTTTCAGGGCTTTTCTTATGCCCAAAAGGAGGTGGAAGACTTGCCAAGAAAACCAAAGCGTCCATGTTCTTACTCTGGATGTCCTAACTTAACTGATGGCAGGTTTTGCGAAAAGCATCAAAGGGAAGAGAACAAACGATACGAGAAGTACGACAGGAATCCTGCTGTACGCCGTAGGTATGGACGAGTGTGGAAAAGAGTAAGAGATGCTTATGTTAAGGAGCATCCATTTTGTGAGGAGTGCTTTAAGAAGAAAATTTTAGTTCCTGTAGAAGAAGTGCATCACATCAAACCTCTTTCTGAAGGTGGAAATCATAATAAAAGTAATTTGATATCTTTATGCAAATCGTGTCATGCGAGAATTCATGCCCAAAGAGGAGACCGTTGGAATAAATAGTAAATGGGGAGGGGCGGTCATTATCTCTACGAACCTAGCCACGTGGAACGGGCGTGGGGTCTCACGCACAAAAACGCAGGTTCAAAGAGGGTATTAAAGAAAACTAAAAAATATGAATGGAAAGGAAGTGATGAATGTGGCCAAAGACGGAACATACAGAGGTGGCAGAAGAGTAAAAGCAGGAGATAAACCAAGACCAATAGCTGAAAAAATACAAAATGGAGAAAAAGTAAAACTGCTTGCAAATGATATACCGGATATGTACTATGCAGAACTTGATTCTGTAGATTTACCTGATGGTGTAGAACTTGATGGAATAGATATGCCAAAACCTGGTGAGTACCTATCTGCAAAACAAAAGGATGGTATTCCACTAGGCGCAGATGAAATATATAAAGAAACATGGCTGTGGCTAAAGGAGAGAAAATGCGAAAAGTTAGTAAATAAAAGATTGCTTGAGTCATATTCGCAGGCCTTTGCCAGATATATTCAATGCGAGGATGCTATTAGCAGGTATGGAATGCTTGGAAAGCATCCAACAACAGGTGGAGTAATTGCTTCGCCATTTATTCAGATGTCATCACAGTTTCAAAAAACAGCAAATCTTATTTGGTATGAGATATACGATATCGTCAAACAGAACTGTACAGAAATTTATGAAGAAGATAGCGATGATCTTATGGAGCAGCTATTAAGAAGAAGGAGATAAGAAAAATGATAGAAAAAGTAAATCCAAAACACCCGGATAAAATTGCAGATAGAATTGCAGGTGCTATCGTAGATATAGCATATAAAAATTGTGATAATCCTAAAGTTGCCGTAGAAGTCTTAATCGGTCATGGCGTGTGCCATGTGATTATAGAAAGCACGGTCAACTTTAAGTATAAGGATATTAAAGAGGCAATAGCTCGTATTGCTGGAAAGGTTAAAAAAGATATTGTTATTGTAAGACAGGATAAATATCTATCTAAAAACCAAGAAGAAACTATCCGATGTGGGGATAATGGCATATTTAAAGGAGTACCTCTTACACTTGAACAAAAACAGTTATCTAAGATAGCAAGAAAAATTTATTCTAAATACCCATATGATGGCAAATATATCCTAGATGATACAAAGCTTATTATTTGTCAAAGTAATGCAAGTAAAAATGAACTTGAAAATCTTTATCCAAATGCAATCATCAATCCCTTAGGAGATTGGACTGGTGGATTTAATGTTGATACAGGAGCTACCAACAGAAAACTTGGATCAGATATGGCAGGCTCGGTTACAGGTGGCGGACTTCATGGTAAAGACTTATCCAAAGCAGATGTATCAGTAAATATCTACGCTTTTCTTAAAGCACAGGTAGAACAAAGACCGATTGAACTTAGCTGTGCCATTGGTGATGAAGTAGTTGATGGTAAGCTGTATAGCGAAATCGTAAATATCGCAAGAAAGTATATAGACTCTATTGGTGGATTTGAAAAATTCGCTGAATGGGGTCTTTTTTAATGGGGTGAGCTTATGAAAACAAAAATGGAAATGGTGGAAATTAGTAAACTAGTCCCTTATGTGAATAATGCAAGAACTCACTCTCCAGAGCAGATTATGAAACTTAGATCCTCTTTACGAGAATTTGGTTTTATCAATCCAGTCATCATTGATTCCAAGTTTAATATCATCGCAGGTCACGGAAGAGTTATGGCAGCCAAAGAAGAAAAGATGGAAGAAGTGCCATGCGTACTGGTTGATTATCTATCTGAGGCACAGAAGAAAGCCTATATCATAGCTGACAACAAAATGGCACTGGATGCTGGCTGGGATGAGGAACTATTAAGAATTGAGATTGAAGAATTAGAAGGCATGGATTTTGATTTAACCCTAACGGGCTTTGATGGAGCAGAACTGGATGAGTTATTTGGAAACTCTGAAAAGGAAACGGTAGAAGATGATAAATTTGACTTGACATCAGCACTTGAAAAAGCCTCCTTTGTAGAAAAAGGCGATGTCTGGAATGTTGGCAAACACACTCTGATGTGTGGTGATGCAACAAGTAAGGAAGATGTAGACAAGTTAATGGGTGGTAAAAAAGCCAATCTCATTATTACCGATCCCCCTTATGGGGTCTCATTTAAAAGTGCCAGTGGACTTACGATAAAAAACGATTCGATGAAAGAGGAAGAGTTTTATAATTTCCTTCTTCTATCCTTTCAAAATATGGCCGAGCATTTGGAAAGTGGTGGAGCAGCCTATATCTTTCACGCTGATACGGAAGGACTTAATTTTAGAAAAGCTTTTATTGATGCAGGATTTCATCTTGCAGGCTGTTGTATATGGGTAAAGAACTCACTTGTTCTTGGTAGAAGTGACTATCAGTGGCAACATGAACCTGTGCTTTATGGCTTTCTTAAAAATGGCAAGCATTCATGGTATTCCGATAGAAAACAAACAACTATTTGGAACTTTGATAAACCAAAGAGAAATGAAAATCATCCGACATCAAAGCCACTAGATTTACTTTCCTATCCGATTCAAAACTCAAGTCAGGAAAATGCCATCGTCATTGATACCTTTGGAGGTAGTGGTTCAACCTTAATGGCTTGTGAAAAGACAAATCGAATCTGTCATACGATGGAACTTGATGAAAAGTATGCATCAGTTATTTTAAGACGATATGTGGAAGATACCGGAGATAGTGAAAATGTCTATGTGATTCGTAGTGGTAAGAAATTATCATATAAAGATTTGGTGAAAGAGGTAGAAATAGATGGAGAAAAAACAGAATAAACCTCTTACACTTTGTTCTCTATTTGATGGTTCAGGAGGATTTTGTTTAGGAGCAAAACTTGTAGGTATAAAGCCTATTAGTTGTTCAGAAATTGAGCCTTTTCCAATTAGGGTAACTACAAAAAGAATGCCGGATGTAAAACATTTAGGAGATATATCTGGTATTAAAGGAAATGAAATAGAACCTGTGGACATTATCACTTTTGGCAGTCCATGCCAAGATATGTCTATAGCAGGTAAAAGAGCAGGGCTAAGTGGTTCTCGCTCTAATTTATTTTATGAGGCAATCAGAATTATTAAAGAAATGAGGGAGGAAACGCATGGAGAAAAACCAAGATATATCGTTTGGGAAAATGTGCCAGGCGCATTCTCCTCAAACAAAGGAGAGGACTTCTTCTCAGTCCTCAAAGAAATCTGTCAAATCAAAGGACATCAAATTGATGAAGCTAGACCTAAGAAATGGCAAAATGCAGGTCTTATCGTGGCAGGAGATTTCTCACTTAGCTGGAGGGTATTTGATGCTCAGTACTGGGGAGTTCCCCAAAGAAGAAGACGTATCTACCTTGTCTGCGATTTTAATGGAGAAAGTGCCGGAAAAATATTATTTGAGTCCGAAGGCATGCCTTGGCATCTTGAAAAGAGCAAATGCCCGTGGAAAAGAACTGCCGGAGGTCTTAAAGAAAGCACTAGAGATGCAGTCACAAATCTGTGCTTAAATGACCAAGGTGGTCAGAGGATGGATGTTCATGAAAAAAAGACTGGAACAATCACTGCAAGTGTAGGAAATCATCCGCCACTGGTATTTGAAAATCATGGACAAGATTCCAGATTTAAAGGACCTCTTGCTGTGAGTAATACTATAGGAGCAAGTCTTGGAACGGGAGGAAACAATCAGCCTTTTGTAGTAGAAGATAGTACCAGAACATTTGATGTCCGTATTACCTCAGAAAACACCAAAAATCACAGAGCCAATATCTATGAAACCGATGTGGCAAGAACCATTAACACGGGTCAAAACTCACCGGAAGCTAATCAAGGCGGACTTGCCATTGTCTACTGTGACAAAACAGCAGGTACATTATGTGCGATGGATGGACCAAAGGGTGTTCATAGTGAGATGGCAGGTCAAGGTAAACTTATCGTAGAAAAGGAAATTTATTCAACCAGCAAAAACTCCCATCATACTGAGGCAGTGGAAAATCTAGCCAACACTTTAGTTGCAAGTGACTATAAAGATCCTCCGGTTGTAAATGACGTGGCGGGTCAAAGATATATTGTTAGAAGACTAACTCCAAAGGAGTGCGGCAGACTTCAAGGTTTCCCGGATGGTTGGTGTGAAGGACTTGAAACAGAAAATCCTAGCAGTGAAGAATTAAACTTTTGGACTGAAGTCTTTGAAACCTATAGAGAAGTTGTAACGAAAGCTACTAAGCCAAGAAGTGAAAAGCAGATAAGAAAATGGCTTGCAAATCCTCATACAGATTCAGCAGAATACAAAATGTGGGGGAATGGCGTGGCACTTCCTAATGTATGCTTTGTACTTGCAGGAATTAAGCACTTTTATTTTAAGTAATGAACAGATATAACTTGATAAATCTCTGATAGTACGGGAATATACACATACCAAAACTAAAGGAGGAAAAACAAGTGCAAGTAAAATTTAATGTTACAGGTAAAGAGAGAAAAGAGCTTGTCAAAGGGATTGAAAGAATCACAAATGAAAAATCCAAGTATTTAGGAATGCCAAGTACAGCTTATGAGGTTGGAATCTTTATAATTGATAAGACGGGGACAGTTTTATGTGAAGATGATTTCGCACTTGAAAGGTTAGTTCACAATCTTATCGGTGACGGCTTTGTACCTAAAGAAGAGATTAAAAGGGAGCCAGTGGCCACACAGGGGCTTACAGTGGCAATTCCAAGAGAGAAGGTGGATTTATCCAAACTCAATAAAATTCTTGAAAATAAGGGCGATTTAATCAAAAAGGCACTGGGAGTTACAAGCTTTGAGATAGAGGAAGATGAAGAAAAAGTAAGTTTTCCTTGGTTTGAAAATATCGATAACGAACATCTAATGACATACACAAAATTCATTGCAGCACTTTGTAAGATGAGCGTAGGTGCCAAACGCATCAACGAATCTTCAAAAGAAGTGGTCAATGAAAAGTATGCCTTTAGATGTTTTCTTTTAAGGCTTGGCTTTATCGGAGATGAATTTAAGAAAGACAGAAAATTACTTCTTGAAAAACTATCTGGTTCATCAGCTTTTAGAAATGGAGGTCATTAAGATGAGATTTCCAAGTAGAGAGGTTGTTGAAGGAATAAGGAAAAGATATCCGGTGGGAAGTAGAGTGGACCTTGTATCTATGGATGATATCCAAGCACCGCCTATTGGTACAAAAGGAACGGTAAGGGGAGTTGATGATATTGGCTCCATTATGGTTTCTTGGGATAATGGAAGTAGCCTAAGCATAGCTTATGGTGAAGATTCCTGCAGGAGGGTTTCAGATGAACGATAAAATAAAGGAGCAAATCCTCGCAATAAGAAAAATGGGACTCACAAATATGTTTGATGTAAATACTGTTCAAAGAATCGCTTACGAAATGGACTTTTATGAGCTTGTAGATTTTCTTGAAACGGATAGAAAGGCTTATGTTGATTTCATTATTTATGGCAAATAAAACTACTATTATTATGAAAATAAAGCACATATTTCTTTAAAAACGACTTGCTATATCCTTCAAATTACGGGAATATACACATACCAAAAACAAAGGAGAAACGAACATGACAAAGCAAGAAATTTTTAAGGAAGCAACAAAAAAACTAAATGAGAAGAAAGCAGCATTTTATAAAAGAGAGCCTGAAAGAAAACTTTATGACGAAGGCAAGATTGGCTGGAATGAATACCTAAAAAGAGCCAAAGCAAGAGAAGAAAAAGAAAGAGAATTCTACAAGGGCAATGAAAACTTTGAGCTCTATGACGAAGACCTCATCACCTACGATGAATTCTTAGAATTGGAGGGGAAATACGATGAGTAAGATGAAAGATTTGGCTAACAAGTACAAGATACCAACACAGGCAACACCGGAAGATTTAGAAACTAGATGGGGTAAGGTCATAACCTTTGGAGATAGGGTGATTCTTGTAGGACACTATTATCATTCAGATGGGAACTGCTACTTTGCAGCCGTTTATGAATTTTTAGATGATGACCATTCATGCGAAGGTTTTATTGGACTAAGGGAAGTAAGCGAAGAAAGATTTGAAGATGATGGTCACGCAATTGAGTGGTCATTAAAACAAAATTAACAATAAAAGAATTTCAGAGCCTAGGCTCTGTTTCTCGTAGTAGCAGCCAAAGGGCTGTATTTTTTTATGACCTAACAGAAATCTTTAATTTCGTAGTAGGTCAGATATCGCATTGTTTCAAATCTGTGATTTGTCAAAATGCGATTATAACGTAAAGGAGGTGATTTGATGGCAAAATACAAGACTACAAAGTTTAAAGCAAAAGATTCTAAATATAGTAAAAGTCATGCTGACTATGCTGTAAATTTCATTGAATGCCTAAGCCACACCAAAGGTACATGGGCTGGTAAGCCATTTAAGTTACTCCCTTGGCAGGAACAAATCATACGAGATTTATTTGGTGTGATTAAGCCAAACGGATACAGGCAGTTTAATACAGCCTACATTGAAATCCCAAAGAAAATGGGAAAGAGTGAGCTTGCAGCAGCTGTTGCCTTACTTCTTTGTTGTGGTGATGGTGAAGAAAGAGCTGAAGTGTATGGCTGTGCTGCTGATAGACAGCAGGCTACTATCGTTTTTGATGTGGCTGCAGATATGGTAAGGATGTGCCCTGCACTTAATAAAAGGGTTAAGATACTGGCATCACAAAAAAGAATTATCTATAAGCCAACAAATTCTTTCTATCAAGTCTTATCAGCAGAAGCTTACTCCAAGCATGGCTTTAATATTCATGGAGTAGTATTTGATGAACTTCATACCCAGCCAAATAGAAAACTCTTTGATGTTATGACAAAAGGTTCAGGTGATGCAAGAACTCAGCCTTTATATTTTCTTATTACAACTGCAGGTACAGATACTCATTCTATTTGCTACGAAACGCATCAAAAGGCTAAGGATATTTTAGAAGGAAGAAAAATTGATCCCACTTTTTATCCGGTCATTTATGGAGCAGATGAAACTGACGATTGGACAGATCCAAAGGTATGGAAGAAAGCAAACCCATCTCTAGGAGTGACGGTTGGAATAGATAAAGTAAAGGCAGCCTGTGAATCAGCAAAGCAAAATCCGGGTGAAGAAAATTCCTTCAGACAATTAAGACTTAACCAATGGGTAAAACAAGCAATTAGATGGATGCCAATGGAAAAGTGGGATGCTTGTTCTTTTGCAGTAGATGAAGAGAAATTAGAAGGAAGAGTCTGTTATGGAGGACTTGACCTTTCATCTACAACGGATATTACAGCCTTTGTTTTAGTCTTTCCACCAATAGATGAAGATGACAAGTATGTTGTAATGCCTTACTTTTGGATACCGGAAGATACGCTGGATTTAAGAGTAAAACGTGACCATGTACCCTATGATGTCTGGGAAAGACAAGGATATATCCAAACAACGGAAGGCAATGTGGTTCACTATGGCTATATTGAAAAATTCATAGAAAAGCTAGGAGAAAGGTTCAACATTAGAGAAATTGCCTTTGACCGTTGGGGTGCTGTTCAGATGGTACAAAACTTAGAGGGAATGGGTTTTACAGTAGTTCCTTTTGGACAAGGATTTAAGGATATGAGTCCCCCTACTAAGGAACTAATGAAACTAACACTAGAGCAAAAACTTGCTCATGGTGGAAATCCAGTTCTTAGATGGATGATGGATAATATCTTTATTAGAACAGATCCGGCTGGAAACATAAAAGCAGATAAAGAAAAGTCTACTGAAAAAATTGATGGTGCAATTGCTACCATCATGGGACTTGATAGAGCAATAAGATGTGGAAATGCCAATACAGAAAGTGTGTACGACAGCAGAGGGATTTTGTTTATGTAGATACATGTTTTGAAATATGGATAGGAAAATGGTACTCTTATTTCAGAAAAAGTTGATTTATTAAAATAAGAAAAGTTTAGGGAATTGAAACCTCAAACTTGATAAAAATAAAAGTTTAGGGTATAATGTAATCAAAAAAAGGAGGGATATAGTATGTTGCGTTATGAGAGAAAGCTAAAAACTAGAAATATATACCTGAATCAATTGATTGCATTTAAAGACAAAGAACCCGTAAAGGTTATAACAGGAATTAGAAGATGTGGAAAATCAAGTTTATTAAAACTAATGCAGGAACATCTTTTGAATTCCGGAGTTAAACAAGATGAGATTATTGCGATAAATTTTGAATCCCTTGAATTTCAAGAGATGAATTACAAAGAATTATATGACTATGTAAAGAAAAAAATTCCAACTACAAAAAGAGCATATTTATTCTTTGATGAACTTCAAAGGATAGAAAGATGGGAAGATGCCATAAACTCATTTCGTGTTGATTTTGATTGTGATATATATATAACCGGATCTAACTCATACCTATTGTCATCGGAATACTCCACATATTTATCCGGTAGATATGTAGAAATAAAAATGTATCCATTGTCATTCAAGGAATTTATAGATTTTCATGGATATAAACTAAAGGAATATAAAACACCAATTGGGGAAAAGAAAAAAAGAGCAGTAAATGAGAATGATGAAATTGTTGAAATCCGGGATCTATTTGATGCATATATGCGATATGGAGGTATGCCTGGAATAGCTGATGTTGGACTTGAACAAGACAAAGCGATGACATTACTCGATGGAGTATATTCAACTGTCGTTGTTAGAGATATCCTTGAACGTGAAAAAAGAAGAGGATTAAGACAAATTACTGATGCAGAATTACTTAGAAAAATTATATTATTTTTAGCGGATAATATCGGAAATAATACCTCTCTTAATTCGGTAAGCAATACACTTGTATCTGAAAACATGATTCAAAATCGTGAAAGGCAAGGTAAACCGGCAACGAAAACTATTGCATCATATGTAGGAGCATTGAAAGAATCCTACATGTTTTATGATGTTAAGCGATTTGATATAAAGGGAAAAGAATATCTAAGAACACTTGGGAAGTATTATATCGTAGATATTGGACTAAGAAATTATTTACTTGGATTTAGAGATAGAGACAGAGGACATGCATTAGAAAATATAGTTTACTTTGAATTGTTAAGACGTGGGTTTGATGTAGCAATTGGAAAAATTGACAATTTAGAAGTCGATTTTATTGTTACAAATGCAAATGAAAAAATGTATGTTCAAGTAACAGAAAGCATGAAAAATGAATCTGTAAGAGAAAGAGAATTAAAACCGTTACAAAAAATCCATAATAATTATAAAAAAATGGTTATTACTTTAGACAAAGCTATTGATGATGAATATGATGGAATTCAGTCTATTGATATAATTGATTGGTTGTTAAAGTAAGATAATGTAGTTATAAAAATTAATATTGGGGAACTTTATGCATGGTGATCTATAAATTTGTTTCCCAAACATAAATAATAATATAAGGCATCTACTAATTACAGTAGGTGCTTTTGTTTTGCAAAAAATTAGGAGGAATGTGTATGGGCGTATTAAGTGGCCTATTTAAGAGTAGGGATAAGCCTACAAATAGAACAAATGGATCATCATATAGCTTTTTAATGGGCGGTTCATCATCCGGAAGAAGAGTAAATGAACGATCTGCTATGCAGATGACTGCAGTATATAGCTGCGTAAGAATACTATCTGAGGCTGTGGCAAGTTTGCCACTTCATGTGTATGAAAGAATCGATACAGGGACAGAAAAAGCTATAGCACACCCGTTATATAAGGTCCTTCATGATGAACCGAATCCTGAAATGACAAGTTTTGTCTTTAGAGAAACTATGATGACACATTTACTTCTATGGGGTAATGCTTATGCACAAGTAATTAGAAACGGTAAGGGTGAAGTATTAGGACTTTATCCGCTTATGCCGGATAGGATGAATGTAGATAGGGATGATAAAGGTCAAATTTATTATGAATACTTTGTCAGTGATTCTGATGCAGGAACAGAAAAACAAGGAAGAGTGAAGTTAAACCAGTCCGATGTTCTTCATATTCCTGGACTTGGCTTTGATGGACTTGTTGGCTATTCACCAATTGCGATGGCTAAAAATGCCATAGGTATGGCAATTGCGACAGAAGAATATGGAGCTAAGTTCTTTGCTAATGGAGCAACTCCGAGTGGAATCTTAGAGTATCCCGGAACAGTAAAAGATCCTGAAGGCATGAGGGAAAGCTGGTCAAAAGGATTCTCTGGTAGCAATAGTCATAAAATAGCGATTTTGGAAGAAGGAATGAAGTATACACCTATTTCGATTTCTCCAAATGAAGCACAGTTTTTAGAAACAAGAAAATTTCAAATCAATGAGATAGCTCGAATCTTTAGAGTCCCACCACATATGGTAGGTGACCTTGAGAAGTCGAGCTTTTCTAATATTGAGCAGCAGTCACTTGAGTTTGTAAAGTATACCCTTGACCCTTGGGTAGCAAGATGGGAACAAGCAATTGTCAGAAGGCTTTTTACTGAGGAGGAAAAGAAAAAGTACTATGTCAAATTCAATGTGGACGGACTCCTTCGTGGCGATTACCAATCAAGAATGAATGGCTATGCTACAGCAAGACAAAACGGATGGATGTCTGCCAATGATATTAGAGAATTAGAAAACCTAGACCGTATTCCAAGTGAAGATGGAGGTGACCTATATCTCATAAATGGAAATATGCTCCCGCTTAAAAAGGCAGGAGCATTTGCAGGTGAAGATGGAAAGGAGGAAGAACCTAATGAAGAAGTTTTGGAAGTGGAAGAATCAAGTAATGAGAAACCAAAACGAAGAGGAAGTGACAGAACGCATCCTATTCCTTAATGGAACGATAGCTGAAGAATCGTGGTTTGATGATGATGTGACACCACAGCTTTTCAAAGAGGAGTTAAATCAGGGGAATGGAAACATTACCGTTTGGATTAACTCGCCAGGAGGTGACTGTGTGGCAGCAGCTCAAATCTACAATATGCTAATTGACTATAAGGGAGATGTCACAGTAAAAGTTGATGGTATCGCAGCAAGTGCAGCATCAGTTATTGCAATGGCAGGGACAAATGTATTAATGAGTCCAGTATCTATGCTCATGATCCATAATCCTATGACCATAGCGTTTGGAAATAAGGGGGAGATGGAAAAAGCAATTTCAATGCTGGACGAAGTAAAAGAATCCATCATCAATGCTTATGAAATTAAGACAGGGTTGTCTAGAACGAAATTGTCACATTTAATGGACTCAGAAACTTGGATGGATGCACATAAAGCTGTGGAACTTGGATTTGCAGATGATATCTTAAAAAGAAGTGAAACTACAGACATAGAGGTACCACAAGTTTCCATGATGTATTCAAAGGCACAGGTTGTAAATTCACTGATGGATAAGATTGCTTCTAAATGCAGGATAGAAAACAAAGAAAGAAATACAGGTATTAAGGCGGACGAATTAATGGACCGTCTTTTTTTAATGAAAAATTGGAGGTAGAACACTATGTACCCTTCCGATGAAATATCACGAAATCAAAGATTTCTATATTTCTATCGTTGGGCACGAGAACATTTTTCATTGATTAATAAAATTAGGAGGAAGAAAAATGAGTAAGATTTTAGAAATGATTGAAAAACGTAATAAGGCTTGGGAAGGTGCTAAGGCTTTTCTTGAAAGTAAGAGAGATAAAGACGGACTTATTTCTGAAGAAGATGCTTTAAGCTATGATGAAATGGAAAAGAAAGTCCATAACTACAGCTTAGAAATTGAAAGATTGCAGAAGATGGAGGAGATGGACAAAGAGCTATCTAAACCTATGTCTGATGCTATCGTAACAAAACCAATGAAAGTGGATGACAATCCGGAGAAAAAGGGAAGAGCATCCGATGAATACAGAAGGGATATGCTTAAGGCAATCAGAAGTAACTTTAAGCAGATTACAAACCTTTTGCAGGAAGGAGTGGACACTGATGGAGGATATCTTGTTCCGGAGGAATATGATAAGAGACTGATTGATGTATTAACGGAAAATAACATCATGAGAACTCTTGGAACAAAGATTACCACATCCGGGCTTCATAGAATTACGGTGACTGCAACAAAACCTGCAGCACTTTGGGTTGAAGAAGGTGGCAAGATTCCATTTGATGATGCGACATTCGGCCAAATTACCATTGATGCCTTTAAACTTGCTGTTGGAGTTAAGATTACAAACGAGCTTTTATATGACAGTATGTTCCCGCTTGAAAATTATATTATTGAGCAGTTTGGTAAGGCAATCGGTAATGCCGAGGAAGATGCGTTTCTTAATGGAGATGGAAAGAAAAAGCCACTTGGAATTTTCCATAAAGATGGTGGTGCAATTAGTGATGTAACAACAGCAGGAGCAACTATTTCATCTGACGATATTATCAGTCTCGTGTATGCACTTGGAAGACCATATCGTCAAAAGGCTAAATTCATTATGAATGACCAGACCATTGCCATCATTAGAAAACTGAAAGATGGTAACGGAAACTATATGTGGCAGCCTTCCATTAAAGAAGGAGAACCGGATAGACTGCTTGGTTATCCTATTTTCACATCAGCGTATGCACCTCTTGTAGAAGCGGGAAAACCTGCCATTGCATTCGGTGATTTTTCTTATTACAACATTGCAGACAGAGGAACAAGGTCTATGCAGGAACTTACGGAGCTTTATGCTGAAACGGATACGACAGGCTTTATTGCAAAGGAAAGAGTGGATGGAAAACTGATTCTTCCTGAGGCGGTTCATCTTTTAACTATTAAAGCAAAATAAAGGAGGGGGTGCTAGTTATGGTTGTAAGTCTTGAAGAAATGAAAAATTATCTCAGAGTAGATACCAGTGAAGATGATAATCTGATTAGCACCCTCATAAAGTCTTCCGAGAAGATGTGCCTTGCTATTGCAAGAAAAGATGAAGAAGAAATCATTGGTGAAAATTTTGAAGAATATAAGGTGGCAGTGCTATATGCTGTCGCCTATCTTTATGAGCATAGGGAAGAAGCTGACCATCATGAACTAACGATCACCCTTAGGTCAATGTTATTTGGAGTAAGAAAGGCGGGATTTTAATGCACCCTTCCGATGAAATATCACGAAATCAAAGATTTCTATATTTCTATCGTTGGGCACGAGAACATTTTTCTTGTTATTGAAAATGGAGGTAGAAAAATGAAGATATCACTCTTAAGTGAACGCATCGAACTTCAAAAAAGTATGGTCGAGGTAGATGAGATAGGAAACCACAAAAATGTATGGAGTAAATTTTACTCTTGCTATGCAACTATCAGCAGTGAAAGTCCAAAGGAAGAAACAAGTAGTGGTGCTATATGGGATGAAAGCAAGATTGACTTTACCATTCGCTATAGTAAGGAAGTATCGGTCTTATCTTCTGTTGGATATAGAGTTATTTTTCATAATGATATTTATGAAATTGAGGGCATAGACCATATGAATTACAAGAAGAAAAGTGTGAAACTGCACTGCAGGAGAGTGGAAAGATGAGTAAGGTAAAAATTGATAGTCTTTCATCTGAAGTGATGAAGGAGCTTGAAAAATATGCTGATGTTACAACTGAAAATGTGAAAAAGGCAGTTCAAAAAGCAGGAAAGATTGTGCGTGATGAAATCAGTGCGAATGCTCCAAGTGATACAGGAAAATATGGGAAAAGCTGGACTGTAAAAACTGTGAGAGAAACATCAAGTAGCCTTGAGCTTGTAGTTCATTCAAGAAACAAATATCAGCTTACTCACCTTCTTGAATTTGGTCATGTAAAACGTGGTGGAGGAAGAGTATCTGCAAGACCACATATAGCAAATGCTGAAGAAAAGGCCATAAAGGTTTTTGAAGAAGAGATAAAGGAGACTATTTCCAATGGATAAGCTACTAGAAATTATAAAGGATATAGGGCTTCCAAATGCTTATCATCACTTTGCTGAAGGGGAATCGCCAGAGTCACCTTTTCTTATTTATCTACTGCCAGCAAGCGATAACTTTTCAGCAGATGGAAGAGTGTATTTTAAAGCAAATGAAGTTCATATTGAAATCTATACGGATTACAAAAGTCCGAACATAGAAAAGAAAGTAGAAGCTGTGCTCGATGAGCATGGCATTTTTTATAACAAATCAGAGGTCTTTATAGAGTCAGAAAAGCTCTATGAAGTCTTATATATTTTTGAAATGGAGGAAGAAAATCATGGGAAATAAAGTGAAATATAACCTTAAAAATGTCCATGCAGCAAAACTTAAAAAATCAAGCGAAGGGACATTTTCTTATGAAAATCCTAAAGCAATCCCAGGGGCGGTAAGTATCAGCCTTGAAGCTGAAGGAGAATCCAGTCCTTTTTATGCAGATGGTATTGTATATTTTAGGTCTACTGCAAATAACGGATATAGTGGTGACCTTGAAATTGCACTGATACCTGAATGGTTTAGAACGGAAATCTTAAAGGAAGAACTGGATAAAAACGGAGTACTTGTAGAAAAGGCAAATGTATCGGAAACAGAAAAGTTTGCACTCTTATTTGAATTTGACGGTGATGTAAATGCAATTAGGCACGTCCTATATAACTGCTCCGCATCTCGTCCGTCCATTGAATCTGAAACTAAGGAAGATACCATTGAACCAGGGACAGAAACACTGTCCCTTACAGCAGATCCAAGAGAAGATGGACTTGTAAAATCAAGAACTGGAGATACTACATCGGCTGATACCTATGCTAATTGGTATAAGAGCGTTTATATTCCACAGGCTAATTCTGAAACACCAAAACCAGCAGGGGAATAAGGAGGGAAAATATGCTTGAGAAAACAGTAAAAGTAGGAGAGGTTGATGTAAAGTTTCGTTCATCTGCTACAATACCAAGACTATACAGAATTAAATTTAAGAGAGATATTTTCAAGGACCTATCAAAGCTAGAAAAAACCTTCAAAGCAAGTGAGGGTTCATTTGAAATAGATGACCTTGAGATATTTGAAAATGTAGCCTATATTATGGCTTACCATGCAGATAGGAGTATTGCTGGAAATATTGATGATTGGCTTGACCAATTTGAGATGTTTTCAATCTATGAAATACTCCCTGAGATTCTTGAACTTTGGGGAGCAAACCTTGAAACGGAAGTTCAGTCTAAAAAAAACTTCCAAAAAGTAGCAGGGAAATGACAACTGCCCTATTTCTACTAAGATGCGTGGAAATAGGGATAAGCATTTCTGAACTGGATTTACTTACAATTGGTATGGTACTAGATATTTGGACTGAAAAATCAAATGACGGAGTGAAATATAGCAAGGTGGCAGGACAAGCTGACTTTGATAAGTTTTGATTTGAAAATAAATTTCCAAAAAATATTGACAAGTTTACTTGGCTATAATATAATAATTTTGACAATAAAACTTGGCAGGAGGCTACGGAATGAATAAAGAAGAAATATTATCTAGAAGTCGAAACGAATTAAAAAATGCTGACTTGGTCGAAATGCAAACTAACTATCAAGCTGGTAATATAGCTGGAAGAGTTGGAGCGACAATATGTGTTCTGCTCTCTGTTATTGCGAGAATATTTACAGATGAATATATAGTAAGCCCTTGGATTATTTATTTTTCGATTCTTGGGACAAATTGGTTAGTTAGATTCATAAAATTAAAAAGGAAAACTGATTTGCTTGTAAGTTTACTATTTATAGCTTTAGCGTTTATATTATTCATTGTTCAAGTTAAGCAATTAATGGGTGCAAGTGTATGAATGAAGAATTAATATTAAAGAATAATTTAAAAGAAGTACGCTCGGAAGCAAAATTATCCCAAGCAAAATTGGCGGAAATGGTAGGTGTATCAAGGAATACAATTAGCTCAATTGAGACGGGGCAATTTAATCCAACTGCTAAATTGGCCTTAATTTTATGTATTGCTTTGGATAAAAAATTTGAAGATTTATTTTATTTTTAGGAGGAATGCAAGCATGAAAGATATCAGTTTACTATTGATCGGATTATTAATATCAATTTTAGGAATCGTGAATATTACAGGAAATATCAGTACAATCCATTCATATAATCGCAGAAAAGTCAAGGAAGAGGATGTACCTAAATATGGAAGGATTGTTGGAATTGGAACTCTGATAATCGGCTTATCTTTAATTATAGGATTTATATTACCATTACTGCATATTAATATTCCGTTAGAATATGTTATAGCTCCTATGGGTGGAGTCGGAATACTTTTAATATTATATGGTCAATTTAAATATAATAAAGGTATTTTCTAGTTGATACTATTTAAAAATATTGAATATGATATTAGTTCGATTTTAAGGCTCAGAATAATCTGAGCTTTTTTCATGCTCATTTTTAGGAAAGGAGGGGTTAAAGTGGCCAATAGAATAAAAGGTATTACTGTTGAGATTGGTGGAGATACTACTGGTCTTGATAAAGCCTTAAAAGGTGTAAACTCTACTATAAAAAGCACTCAGTCACAGCTTCGTGATGTAAATAGACTTCTTAAACTTGATCCCTCCAATGCAAAACTGCTTGCTCAAAAACAACAGTTACTACAAAAGGAAATCTCTGAAACTAGCGAAAAGTTAAATGCCTTAAAAGAGGCAGATAAGCAGGCAAAAATGCAGCTTGAAAATGGGGAACTTGGACAAGATAAGTATGATGCCCTGCAAAGAGAAATTATTGAAACAGAAAACAACCTAAAGGCTCTTGAGGAAGAGGCTAAAAAAGTGCCATCAGCACTATCTGTTTCCATGAAAGAGGCAGGAGATAAAATTAAAGAAGTTGGAGATAAGACCACTGAAGTTGGTAAAGGTCTATCAACTCATGTAACAGCACCTATCGTAGCAATAGGTGCTGCATCTTTATCTGCCTTTAATGAAGTGGATAAAGGAATGGATATCATTGTTCAGAAAACAGGTGCATCTGGTAAAGCACTTGAAGAAATGCAAACAAGCATGAAGAACCTTGCGACTTCAATTCCTACAGACTTTGAAACAGCAGGTGCTGCAATTGGTGAGGTGAATACTAGATTTGGTCTTACTGGTAAAAAGCTAGAAGAACTTTCTGGTAAATTTATAAAATTTGCTCAGCTTAATAATACAGATGTTTCCACTGCTATTGATAATACGCAGAAAGTCATATCTGCATTTGGACTAAAGGCAGAAGATGCAGGAGCCTTACTTGATACCATGAATGCTGTCGGACAAAGAACCGGTATCAGTATGGATACTCTTGCAAAGAGTATGGTGACAAACTCTGCAGCACTTCAGCAACTAGGATTTTCTGCAAGTGATGCAGCAAACTTCCTCGGAAATGTTGAAATGTCTGGTGCAGATACTTCACAGGTTATGACAGGACTTACAAAGGCACTTGCTAATGCTACAGCAAATGGAAAGCCTATGAAAGAGGCACTAAAAGAAATCCAAGACAGCATGGTGAATGCTAGTAGTGAAACGGAAGGACTACAAGCGGCTTATGAACTCTTTGGTAAAAGAGCAGGTGGTGCAATTTATCAAGCTTGTAAAAATGGCTCCTTATCATTTGAAGAATTAGGTACATCATTAAAAGATAATATTGGAAATGTAGATAGCACATTTAATGAAACACTTGATCCAATCGATAAGTTTCAGACTTCCCTTAATAGCTTAAAGATAGTAGGAGCTGATGTTGGTAATTCTCTTATGAGCGTTCTTGCACCAATGCTTACCAAGTTCTCAGAGATGATGAAATCCTTAAATGAAAGGTGGAATAGTCTATCTCCTGGTATGCAAGATGCCATTGTAAAAATTGCCCTTATTGCTGCAACTGTAGGACCTGTTTTAGTTGTCATAGGAAAAGTCATCACAGCAGTGGGAACAATTACATCTGCACTAGGAAGTTTAATTGGCCTTATTACGGGAACGACAGTAGCAACTACAGCTGCGGGAGTTGCAGGAGGTGCAAGTGCAGCAGGAACAGCAGCTGCAGGGACTGCCGCTGGTGGAGCGGCGGTTGGCTTTGGAGCACTTAATGTTTCACTTCTTCCAATTATAGGAATTATTGCAGCAATCATAGTAGCAGTAGTGGCCATCATTGCCATTATAAAAAACTGGGGTGCTATTACAGAGTGGTTCAAAGGCTTATGGGAAACAGTATCCACTACAATTATGAGTATTTGGCAGACTATATCAGATTTCTTTAAAGGAATATGGGAAGGTCTAGTTAGTATCTTCACTACAGTTTGGGAAACTATAAAAAATATACTTACTGTAGCATTGATGTTTATTGTGGAGCTTATTAAAGGCTACTTTGAACTGATCACACTTCCTTTTAGGTTTATTTGGGAAAACTGTAAGGAAACCATTATGGCTGTGTGGGAGGCTATAAAGACGGTAGTAATGACGGTCTTAAATACGATTAGTACTTTTATTTCTACCGTTATGAATGCCATAAAAACAGTCATTACAACTGTATGGAATGCAATTAGTACTACGATTTCAACAGTACTTAATGCTATCAAAACTGTGATTACTACAATCTTTAATGCAATAAAATCAGTTGTAACAAGTGTATGGAACGGAATCAAAAGTGTAATTGGATCTGTGGTGGACGGGATAAAGTCAAAGGTATCATCGGTATTTAATGCAGTTTCTAGTACGGTAAGTTATATATTTAATGGAATTAAAAATACAGCCGTTTCCATTTGGAATGGTATAAAGAGTGCCATTGTTACACCGATTGAAGAGGCAAAGAATAAGGTTAAAAGCGTAGTTGATGCAATTAAAGGTTTCTTTGCTGGTATTAGATTAAAACTGCCACATATCAAACTGCCTCATTTTAGCATCAGTGGACACTTTTCTTTAGCACCACCATCCGTACCACATCTCTCTATTGACTGGTATAAAAAGGCGATGAATAAGCCAATGCTCTTGAATGGAGCAACTATTTTTGGTAGTAAAGGCGGACATTTTCTTGGAGGTGGAGAGGCTGGACCGGAAGTAATCATGGGACTTGATACTCTTCAGAATATGACAGCTGGAGCAAACGGAGATTTACTGAGTGTCATGAATAGAATAGTAGCCATCATGGATGCCTATTTTCCTAAGTTTTCTGAAACAAGTATTGTACTTGACTCTGGAGAACTTGTTGGAGGAATTGCACCGCAGATGGATATGGCACTAGGGAAATTACAAAATAGGAAGGCAAGGGGGTGGTAAGAATGTACGGAATGAAAATAGGAGAGTTTCATAGTTATAAAGACTTTGGACTTGTGCCGACAAGTAAGCCGGTTATTAACTTGCCATCACCAAAGCTAGAGTATCTTGATATACCGGGAAGACATGGTGAAATTGATATAACGGAAAGCCTTACAGGTGAAGTGATTTATGAAATGAGAACAGGATCATTTGAGTTTATTGTTTCAGACATAGAAAAGTGGCAAGAGGTTTATAGGAAACTACTAAGTACAGTTCATGGTAAAAAGACAAAGCTAGTACTTGATACAGAAAAAGACTATGTCTATCAAGGTAGGCTTTGGGTAAGTGAATTTAAGTCAGATAAAAATTATTCTCTGATTACTTTGGAATATAAGCTTGAGCCATATAAGTATAGGCTAGAAGATTTGAAAAATGGTGAGTTTACTCATAAAGTTAATGGGATTGTTATTACAAGTAGTAAAACTATAACATTACCCTTTGATTCAGATATGACCATAGTTCCTGAATTTAATAACAAAACAGAAAATGTTCTAAGCTTAAATTTTCAAGGAAAGAAGTTTACTTTACCTAAAGGCATGAGCAGGTTTCCCGAAGTTAGAGGAAGAAAGAACTTAGTGCTTACCTTCACAGGTAGTAGCACACTAGATATTTCATATAAGAGGGGGTGGATATAAGTGTATAAAATTGTGATGGATGGAAATACCATCTATTATCCGGGTGATGAAAAGGCAGTTTTAATGAGTTCTACACTAAATTTGGAACTAAATACTGCTGGAACTCTTATCTTTATATGCCCGCCTGAAAATCCATACTACGAAAGAATTTATAACAGAAAATCTATTGTCAGCGTATACCGAGATGAAAGAGAAATCTTTATAGGAGAAGTAAGAGAACAGACAAAAGACCTACGAGGAAATAAGAAAGTCCAGTGCGTAGGTCTTTTGTCATATCTAGCTGATAGTATCCAGCCTCAAATGGAATATCATAACCAGACGCCATACCAGCTACTATCAAAGTTTTTAGAGATTCATAACGAACAAGTGGATGAAAGAAAAAGAATAAAGCTTGGAAGAGTAACTGTTACCGATCCAAATGATTCCTTATATCGCTACACCAATTATGAAACCACACTAGAAGCAATTATGACAAAGATGGTAGAAAAACTTGGTGGCTATTTGAAACTAAGAAGAGAAGGTAGTCATTTAATTCTTGATTATTTAAGGCTTGAAGAAATGGGAAAAGACACGGGACAGAGCATAGAGTTTGGACTTAACCTTCTTGATTATACTGAGGACTTATCTGCAGAAGATGTGGCAACAGCCATCATCCCACTTGGTAAGGAAATAGAAGGTGATGCTAATGCTGTCCTAAAACAATATACAGATATTACTTCAGTAAATAATGGTAAAAATTATCTTGTTTCTAAAGAGGCACTTACTGAATTTGACTGGGTTTGTAAGGTGGTACGATGGGATGATGTGACCGTACCTGCAAACCTTATACGAAAAGGAACAGAGTGGCTTAAGGATAATCAGTTTGAAATGGTAGAGCTAAACCTTTCAGCTGTTGACTTATCAGAGTTTGGAATCGCTACAGAAACCATTGAATGTGGAGATAGGGTAAGGTGCATAGCCTATCCATTTGGAATGGACAGAATATTTCCTGTTATGAAACAGACCATACCACTGCAAAAGCCCGGAGAAATTAAGGTGGTGCTTGGAAGTAATCAAAGTAAAGGATATATACAAAGTTCTCAAGATGCAGTAAGGCAGATAAAAGAAGAAGGTATAACTACAAGAAAAATTGATAATGAAAGAGTCCAAAGTGCCATTGATAACCTTAAGGCTCAAATGAATACAGGTACTGGTGGATACAAGCTGACAGAATATGATTCCTCTGGTAGATGGCTTAGAGACTTATATATGGATACACCAGATAAGGACACTGCCACAAAGGTTCTTCAGATAAATATGAATGGAATCGGTGGAAGTCGTAATGGATATAAGGGTCCATATGCTGTTGGTATGACACTTGATGGAATGATCTATGGCGAAAGAATTATGAGTCACTCCATTGATGCTGAAAAACTATCAGTTTCCTATACCTCGCAAGTGGAAAGGCAGATTCTTGATTCAAAGAAAGAGGCCATATCTGATACAGATAAGAAGTTAAAAAGCTACTATACAATCAATGAAGTGAATACAAAGTTTTCTGCTACGGATAAAAAGATTGAGGCAAGTGTAGAAACTGTTAATCAAAAGCTTGAGCAGAAAAATGGCAATTATTACGGCACCTATGTTCCTAATTATTCAAGAGCACCAACCAATAGCTGGAATAGTGATAGATTAAGGCTTACCCATGTTGGTGATTTTTTCTATGATACAACAACGGGATATGCGTATAGATATATTGTGAAAAAGCAAGGATTAGAGCTTAAATTCAATGCAAGTTCTAGGACAGAAAGTGAACGATATGACTGGGTTGAAATATTCTATGAACTTGATGGAAAGACATATGCACTTCCAAGATGTGGTGGAACAAGTATAGCGGGTCAAACGGTATTTATTCCATCAGATAAGTTTTGGCTTTACTGGAGGTGTGACGGCTCCGGTCATGATTATTATGGTTTTAAGATTGATTCTATAAAGAAAGCTGATTCTAATCAAGAAATTATAGGAAGTGAATCTACTTTGCCAACAGATGCAGGTGATGCGGTCTTACTTTTAGGTTCGTCTTATCCAGAGTCAGAACACTCGCCATACAAAGATGGAACTAGAAAACTATGGAATTACTCATCAACTGAGAGCATTAGTTCTTCTCTATCTTTTGACTGGATAAGAGTTGTAGATAAGGATATAAGTGCAGCTAAGGAAAAGGCTGAAACAGCAATATCAAAAATATCTGTTGTGGAAGGCTCTATCTCATCAATGGTGAAAAAAGGTGAGTTTGGTACTTTTATGAGACAAAACTATAACAGTTTTTTACTTGGTTTTAATGGCGCTAGTAGATATGTACAGATTACTGCAGGAGAGATTGGGCTATATAACGGTTCGATTGATAGCAGTAATAAAAGAGCAGTCTTTGATGAAAACGGCAATCACTTTTATCGTGATGGAAAGTACATCGGAAAGATTGGTACAAATGTCTGGAGTGGTAACAGCTCCCATAAAGGCTTAGTTTTTGACCTTGATAGCGAAGGAAAATATATGGCATTTTCTCAAGAAGAATCTGCTAATGCTGGAAGTTACACTACAATGCTTTGTTTTTCAAGATCAAACAGTATTTATAGCCAGTATGGTATTCATCTTGGATGCAACCTATATGCACATGGATTTAAAATAATAGATCCTCAATGGGAAACTGGATTTGGAGTGAATGCCACAATTAACTTTGTACAGATACTTGATATGAATTCAGATGGTACTGTATCTAGATGGGGTTCAAATGGACGTATGGTTTTTAAAGATGGTATATTAATGGATTTAAATTATTATGGTTAGGAGGACGTAAAATGGCAGAACTAATTATTAACACCAATGAAGTGGTCATCAATGAAGGCACTTTAAAAAAGGATATTATGACCAAGAAAGAAGTAAAGGACGATAAAAACACCTTACTTCTTGAAGAAATCAATCACAAATTGGACTTACTACTTAAAGACAAGGAGGAATCTCATGGAGAAACCAACCATTAATTATGCCCTCGCCTACCAGAAGTTTCGAGGAGAGTTAAGCTCTAGTATTGCTAACTTACAGCAGAAAATACCAATTCCAACCTATATGGTTGAAGGGATACTTTCTGGAATCCTTGCTGATGTGAGGTCTGCAACGATTACAGAAAATGCCTTAGAAGTAGATGCTTTTAGAGAAAGTTTTGATAAATATTATGAAGAAAGGGAAAAAGAGCTTAACGATGAAATCTTAAAATTAAAGGCAAAAGGTGAAGAAAAATAGAATAAAAGATATTTGTTATTAGCAGCTATAAATAGCTGTTTTTTTATTACAAAGGAGGAATTTAATATGAAAGAATTTTGGAACATGATTCAACTTGCATTTACAGCAGTTGGCGGATGGCTTGGCTACTTTTTAGGAGGGTGTGATGGTCTTATCATCGCACTTCTTTTATTTGTAGTCATTGATTACATCACAGGGGTGATGTGTGCTGTGGTAGATAAAAAGTTATCTAGTAACGTAGGATTTAAAGGCATCTGTAGAAAGGTGCTTATTTGTATGCTTGTTGGTATCGCCAACATCATTGATGTGCAGGTGATTAAATCAGGAAGTGTACTAAGAACAGCAGTGGTGTTCTTTTACCTTTCAAATGAGGGTCTTTCTTTAATAGAAAATGCTGCACATCTTGGACTACCTGTACCAGATAAACTAAAAGCAGTGTTAGAACAGTTACATGATAAGGAAAGAGGAGGAAATTAAAATGAGTAATAGTAGATTAGTAGATATGACAATGCTAAGTCCAAACCATAGTGGACATAGAAATCAGCCGATTACAAAAATTGCAATTCACCATACAGCAGGTGCTATTAGTGCAGCTACCATTGGTAATATTTTCAAACCTACATCAAGACAGGCTTCCTGCAATTATGGAATCGGAAATGATAATAAGGTTGTCTTATGTGTAGATGAGAGTAATCGCTCTTGGTGTACATCAAGTTCATGGTGTGATAATAGAGCTATTACCATTGAGGTATCAAACTCATCTAATGGTGGCAACTGGCCAGTAAGTGATAGGGTTCTTGCTAAACTGATTGACCTTGTTACAGATATCTGTAAGAGAAACGGAATCAAAAACTGCACCTATACTGGAGGAAAAGACGGAGTACTTCAAAAGCATGAGTGGTATGCAGCTACCAATTGTCCGGGACCTTATCTTGGCAGTAAATTTTCATATATTGCAAGCGAGGTAAATAAAAGGCTTGCTGGTGGTAGTTCAAATGCACCAAGCACAGGAGGTTCAAGTCTCTATAGAGTAAGAAAATCTTGGGGTGATGCAAAGAGTCAAAAGGGTGCATTTAGAAATCTTGAAAATGCGAAGAAATGTGCAAATTCAAATCCAGGATATTCTGTCTACGATTCAAATGGCAGATCTGTATATCCGGTAGCAAGTACTCCATCAAAAAGGATTGATACACTTGCAAGAGAGGTGCTTGCAGGAAACTGGGGTAATGGACAGGATAGAGTAAACCGTCTGACATCTGCAGGATATAACTATAATGTTGTTCAAAATAGGGTGAATGAAATCCTATCTGGAAGTGCAAGTAAACCAACTGGAAAATCTATTGACACCCTAGCTCGTGAAGTGATCCGAGGTGACTGGGGTAATGGTCAAGATAGAAAGAACAGACTTGAAAGAGCCGGATATGACTATGACGCAGTACAAGCTAGAGTAAATGAACTTTTATAAGTAGTGAAATGAGCCTGAGTGTTGTTCCTTAATTGGAATAATCTTCAGGCTTTTTTTATTTTGGGTTTACTATCCTCTCTTTTCTTTTGCCTGTGATTTGTAGGGAGAAGATTTTACATTAAGTCGGACAAATCGTTTTGAAACTCCCTTAGCCAGTGAGAAGGGAGTAGACCGATGAAATTAGAAGAAAAAGAAAAGATAAAGATTTTAAGAGAAAAGGGACTTGGATATACAGCGATAGCAAAAGAGATAAATATTTCTGTAAATACCATCAAAAGTTACTGTAAGCGTCATGGCCTTGGTGGAACTAAAACTTGTGATGAGGATACATCTCTCTGTGAGTATTGCGACAAACCTGTCATACAAAAACCGGGGAGAAAAAAGAAAAGATTTTGTTCAGATAAATGCAGAAATAACTGGTGGAATAAAAATAGAGAGTTAGTAAGTAAGAAAGCCAACTATGAATGTACCTGCGTTAGCTGCGGTAAGATTTTTATCTCTTATGGAAATAAGAATCGTAAGTATTGTAGCCATAGCTGCTATATCTATGACAGGTTTGGAGGTGAGTGCCATGAAGATAACTAGCAATAATCAAATTAGATCTGATACACCATCAAGGGAATTTACAGAAGAAAAAATGCAAAAGGACTTTGAATATGAAGTGGCACAAATGCTGACAAAGAGACTAGTAGATAATGGATTAATTTCAGAAGATGAAGCGGTGCAGGTTAGCGAGCTTAATAAGCTCAATTTTGAGCCTTTTTATAAGGAAATACTGGATTAATAACTTGATAAATAGTGTCTTTAGAGTGATATATAGTACTGACCAAAAAGGAGGTGAGACGATGGCAAAGATAACAAAAATAGAGAAAAGACAGCAAAATAACAGAGTTAAGAAAATGCGAGTAGCAGCCTATGCTAGAGTTTCAACAGAAAGTGCAGAACAACTCCTTAGTCTTGAAGTGCAAAAAGAACACTATGAAAATTGCATAAAGGCAAATCCTTACTGGGAATACGCAGGGCTATATTTTGATGAAGGTATCAGTGGAACAAAAATAGAAAAAAGGGAGAGCCTGCTGAAATTACTTGATGATTGTGAAAAAGGAAAAATTGATAGGGTTATTACAAAATCTATCAGTAGATTTGCAAGAAATACAGTGGACTGCCTTGAAATGGTAAGAAAACTTACAGGACTTGGAGTAGCCATCTATTTTGAAAAGGAAAACATAGATACTGAGCATATGAACTCAGAACTTATGCTTTCAATTCTAAGTTCTATTGCAGAAAGCGAATCAAGATCCATTTCGGAAAATAGCAAATGGTCGTTAAAAAGAAGGTTTGAAAATGGGACTTATGTTATTTCCTATCCACCCTACGGCTATGAAAATGTTGATGGAAAGATGGTTGTTGTTCCAAGTGAAGCTGAGATTGTGAAGGAAATTTTTAGAATGGCAATATCAGGATTGGGATCATATCTAATAGCGAATGAACTAAACAAAAGAGGCATAGCTACAAAGAAAAACAGCAAATGGCACTCTTCAACAGTTCAAGCTATTTTAAAGAATGAAAAATATACAGGAGATGTTATCTTTCAAAAAACCTATACAGACGAGAATTTTAACAGACATCAAAATCGTGGGGAAAAGGTCAGATATATGATGAAAAATCACCACGAACCTATTATTAGCCATGAGGATTTTGAACTGGTAAAAACTGTAGTAGGTCAGAGAAAAAAAGAAAAAAATATAGATGGTTCAGATAACAAATATCAAAAAAGATACGCTCTTTCCGGAAAGGTATATTGCGGAGAATGTGGTTCAAAAGTAAAAAGGTGCATGAGATATGCACAAAGTGGAAACTATGCTGCTTGGACCTGCGTTAGGCATATTGAAGATAAAAAAAGCTGCAACATGAAGTATATAAGAGAAGAACATATCAAAGTAGCATATGTTCAAATGATGAATAAGCTTATAGCAGGCAAAAATATTATGCTGAAGCCTTTTGTAGACACTTTGCGAGGTGGAAATAACAAGGATCGGCTAAGGCATATTTTAGAACTTGATGAAAAAATAGAAAAGCTGAATGAACAAGCTCAGGTACTAACAAAGCTATTAAGTAGTGGTTATATAGAGCTAGATGTATTTTACGCAGAAAACAATAATATTTCCTTGGAGCTTGCTGAACTTGAAAAGGAAAAAGCAAGTCTTTCATCAATCGTTAGTGGAGATCTAAATCATCTAAATGAAGCTCAAAAACTACTAAGATTTATAAACAAAAGTGATTGTATCAAAGATTTTATTGATGATGCTTTTTCACAATTTGTTGAGAAGATTACGATAGAAGATAGACTTAAATTCACCTTTCATCTGAAGTGTGGCTTAAATTTAACAGAGGAGGTGATAGTAAAGTGACACACATACCATATGGATACCGAGTAGAGAATGCAAAAGGTGTTATCTATATACCAGAGGCTGAGAAGGTGATTGCTCTATATAAAAAATATCTTGAATGTAACTCAATGAGGGCATCAGCAAAAGCTGTAGGAATAGATAAAACACATAGTTCCATTGGAAAGATATTAAGAAATACGGTATATCTTGGAACAGAATTTTATCCAGAATTGATAGATGAAGATCTATTTAATAAGGTTCAAGAAGCTAGAAAAAATAATACGATTCAAAGGAACAGAATCAAAGAAATTAGTCCTTCAGAAGCGTTTGTGCCTGTTACGGAATTTAAGTGTTGCAGAGCAGAGCTGAAATTTGATGATCCATATAAGCAGGCAGAATATGTATATAGTTTGATTAGGGAGGGATAGAGTTGAATGAGAATGTAATGCTTATTCCCGCTAGGAAAAGACCGGGAAATTCGATAAGTAATCAAAAAGAAAAACCTAAGTTAAAGGTAGTAGCTTATTGTAGAGTTAGTACTGATAGCGAGGAGCAATCTGGAAGTTATGAAATGCAGGTGAAGCACTATACGGACTATATTTCTAGAAATAGTGATTGGGAATTTGCAGGAATTTATGCGGATGATGGTATATCGGGCACAAATACCAAAAAGCGTGAAGGCTTTAATGACATGATTAACGATTGTATGGCAGGTAAGGTGGATATGGTCATTACAAAATCTATCAGCCGATTTGCAAGAAATACCATTGACTGCCTGAAGTATGTAAGGCAGCTAAAAGACAGTAACATACCTATCATATTTGAGAAAGAAAATATAAATACTATGGAAGCAAGCGGTGAACTTCTTCTTACCATTATGGCATCACTTGCTCAGCAAGAATCAGCTTCATTATCTCAGAATGTTAAGATGGGTCTACAGTTTAGGTATCAAGAGGGAAAAGTACAGATTAATACAAACTGGTTTTTAGGATATACCAAAGATGCAGATGGCAATCTGATTATCGATGGGGAAGAGGCTAAGGTTGTAAAAAGAATCTATCGTGAGTATCTAGCTGGATCAAGTCTAAGAGAAATTGCGACAGGACTCCAGAGGGATAAAATAAAAAATGGAGCAGGACATCTTAAGTGGCATGTTTCTAACATAAAAGGAATTCTGGAGAATGAAAAGTACATTGGTGACGCACTACTGCAAAAGACAATTACAACAGATTTTATCAATAAAGTTCGTATAAAAAATGATGGAACAGAGCCACAATATTATGTAAAAGATAACCATGAAGCCATTATTCCAAGAGATATATTCATACAGGTGCAGGAAGAAATGCTAAGGCGCGCTAATATGTTTAGTGGAGAAGGGAAAAAGAAAAAGCGAGTCTATTCAAGTAAATATGCGCTTTCTAGTCTTTGTATTTGCTCGAAATGTGGAGATATTTACAGGCGAGTTGCTTGGAATAATCGTGGAGAGCATTTGGTGGTATGGAGATGCTGTACAAGGGTTGAGCATGGGCCAAAAAGCTGTGATGCACCAACTGTACGAGAGGAAGAACTGCAAAAAGCAGTTGTAAAAGCCATGAATGAGGTTTTGAAAACCTCTGATGATACTGAAAAAATTCTAATAAAGAATATTGAGAAAGTAGTTGCTGGCAGTAACGATGAAGAAATAGAAGCCATCAATAGAGTAATTGAGGTAAAACAAAAGGAACTCCTTGCACAGGTAAGAGCTAAGAAAGACTATACTGACATTGCTAATGAAGTTGATACCCTAAAGGGTGAAAAACATAAGATGCTTGTTCAAAAGGCTCTTGATGAAGATGTCAAAAGACGCATCAAGGATATGAAAGAGTTTCTTAGAAGTCAAAGCAAGAATATTAAAGAATATGATGAAGAACTTGTTAGAAAATACATCAAGCAAATAAAAATATATGATGATAAATTTGAAATAACCTTTAAATCTGGAATAGAAATAAATATTGAGAGAATAAGGATTAATTAAATCCTTTGAATGTACTTCGGGTCTTAGGGTTCTCCCTAACAAGCTAAAAATTGATAAAAAAAGAAGCAGATCCCCAAGGGCTGCTTCGTCAATTTTCCGTAAGTGTCCGTACACTTACTGTGCTTGCTCATATACTAATAGTATAAGAACAGCTTTAAGCAAGTTTTAATTTTTTTTATATTATACCGCAGATATTTGTAAAAGTCATTGTCATGGATCAATTTTGTTATTATATAAAATTTATAAACTACAATTTTGTTATTATATAAAATTTCTAAACTAAACAGAATAATAATGTCTAAATGGCATATACAAACAAAACGCTTCAAGTTATTATAATTGTGTTAGCTTAATCTAACTAAAAAAATAGAAAGGACTAAACTTTTATGAGTAAACAAGAATTAGGAAACAAATTAAATGGTAGAGATTTTATCAATATCGGAATCTATGCGGCAATCTATTTTGTTATTGTTATGGCGCTGGCTATGACAGGACTCATTCCGATTTTTCTTATACTACTTTCATCTATGATTGGGATCATTGGGGGTATTCCGTTTATGCTTTTCCTTACGAAAGTGAAAAAGCCCGGTATGATTCTTATCATGAGTCTTATTATGGGAATTATGATGTTTATATTACTCATGTTGGGATATACCTTGGCAATAACCGTATGTTTCATGCAGGCGACCCAA